TGAATTGAATCACCCTGATGGCCCTTCCATTAATTTGGATAAAGTTTCTCACAGAATTACCGAACTTAAATGGGATGGTAATAATGTGATGGGAAAAGCACTTATTTTGGATACACCTATGGGTCAAATCGTAAAAGGTTTGGTTGAAGGTGGCGTTCAGCTTGGAGTGTCTAGTCGTGGTATGGGAAGTCTAAGTATGAGAGACGGGGTTAACTATGTTGGTGAAGATTTTCTTCTCAACACTATTGATATCGTACAAGATCCATCAGCTCCAAATGCATTTGTAAACGGCATTATGGAAGGTGTTTCTTACGAAATGGATAGACCTGGACATTATATTAAGACCATTGAAAAAGGTGAGACAGAAGTGAAAGAGCCTGAATTATTCTCGGAAGAGAAACAATCAGCAGGTTTTGAGCATTTCCTCTCTAAACTATAATCTCTAAAGGAGAAAACTATATGTCTGATATTAAAGACACTATTGTTGACGAAACTGTAGATGAGGTTATTGTTGAGGATACGCAAGTAGAAGCAACAGCGGATTTAGATATCCCTGAAGCGCCTCTAACAGCAGCTCGTACAGTATCAGCGATACAAGCTTCTTTGGCAGAAATGTCGAAAGAAGACCTTGACGTAATCTTTGAAGCAGCGGAAAAAGCTAAAGCGAAAGCTAAAGTGGAAGACGATGAAGAAGAAGAGGACGATGAAGGTGATGAAGATGAAGGTGACGTAGAAGAAGCAAAAACTTCTAAGAAAGAAGTAGTAGAACCCGGTAGCGAGCCTAAAGGTGTAGCTAAGGATAAAGAAGCGAAGAAAGATTCTAACTCGAAGACCAGTAAAAAGAAAGTGAAAGCTGACGATGGTTCTGAAGGTGATGTGCATGAAGATGCATTTAAAGAAGATATCGACGCTCTAGTTAAAGACGAAGACACATTGTCTGAAGGCTTTAAAGAGAAAGCATCTATTATTTTTGAAGCAGCACTTACATCAAAAGTTAATTCTGAGACAGCAAAATTAGAAGAGCGTTATGCATCTGATTTATCTGGTGAAGTTGAAGCTATTAAAGAAGATTTGGTTGACAAAGTAGACGGATACTTAACGTATGTTGTTGAAAATTGGATGACTGATAACGAAGTTGCTATTGAGCATTCTTTGAAATCAGAAATCACTGAGTCATTTATTGATTCACTTGGTCACTTATTTGCTGAGCACCACATCAATGTTCCTGCAGACGCTGGAGATATCTTAGATACTCTGTCTGAAGAAGCAAAAGATGCTAAAGCTCAATTGAATGATGCGACTGCACATGCTATGGACCTTGCTGAGAAAGTTAAAGCTTTCGAACGTAAAGAAATAGTTAGTGAAGCATGTAAAGGTTTGGCTGCAACTGAAGTAGCAAAATTAACTGAATTAGTTGAAGGCATTGAGTCTGATTCTAATGAAGACTTTGCTAAAAAAGTAGCGACAATTAAGGAATCTTACCTTAACAAAGATACCAAAGTAGAAGCACCAGCGGAAGTTGATGCAATTACTGAGGACACACAAGAACCACAAGTAGTGTCTGCACAAATGCAGAAGTACTTGAGCGCAATGACGCGTAAATAAATCCATATTTAGGAGAATATAAAAATGGAAATTAATCAACAAATATTACAGGAAAAATGGGCTCCTGTACTTGATTCTCAAGAAGCTGGCAGTATTACTGATCAGCACAAACGTCGTGTAACGGCTGTTGTTCTTGAAAACCAAGAAAAAGCATTTGCAGAAGAAAAAGGTATTTCTGAAGCAGCTGCTGTAAACAACTCGTCTGGCTCAGGCGTAGATAACTGGGATCCAGTACTTATCTCTTTAGTGAGACGTGCTACTCCTAACCTTCTTGCATTTGATCTAGTTGGCGTACAGCCAATGACTGGACCTACTGGTCTGATCTTTGCAATGAAATCTCGTTACTCAACTGCTGGTGGTGGTGAAGCATTGTTCGACGAAGCTAACACTGAATTTTCTGGTGCTGCTTCAACGTCTGCTACTAACTCAAGCGATCCTTTCGCTGGTGACTCTGGTGACGCAGATACTGGTGCTGGTTCTGATGACTATACACCTGGACATGGTAACACTTTGGCTGTTGCTGAAGCACAGGTTGCTGCTGCTGATATCCCTCAGATGGCGTTTTCAATCGATAAGACTACTGTGACTGCAAAGTCTCGTGCTCTTAAAGCTGAATACACTACTGAATTAGCGCAGGACCTTAAGGCTGTTCATGGTCTTTCTGCTGAAACTGAGCTGGCAAATATTTTGTCAACTGAGATTCTTGCTGAAATGAATCGTGAAATCATCCGTACTGTTAACGTTAACTCTGTTACGTCAACTCGTGGTGCTGTTGCTGGTACATTTGACTTTGCTACTGCTGTAGCAGATACAGATGGTAGATGGTTAGTTGAAAAAGTTAAGAATCTTGTAATGAACATTGAACAAGAAGCTAACCAAATTGCTGTTTCTACAAGACGTGGAAAAGGTAACTGGTTAATCGTTTCTCATGGCGTTGCTGCTGCATTAAATTCAGCTGGCGTTATGGATACTGGTTTAGGTCTATCTGGTCCTCAAGGATTTGATTCTGACGCAGCTGGTTCATTGTTTGCAGGAACTTTAAACGGTCGTATGAAAGTTTATATCGATCCATATGCTACAGTAGATTACTTTACAGTTGGTTATAAAGGTGCTAACCCTTATGACGCTGGAATGTTCTTCTGTCCATACGTTCCTTTATCAATGATGAAGACTATCGGCGAAAACGATTTTCAACCGAAAATTGGTTTCAAAACACGTTATGGTGTTGCTGATAATCCTTTCGTTGTTGCTGGTCAAGGCGCGAACGTATACTACAGAAAACGTAAAATTCTTAATCTCTAGTAGATTAGTAATAAACGTTTCTAAAGTTACAACTAAAACCCCCTTCATTGGGGGTTTTTTTACGTATAAATATAACTATGCCAAACTTTCTTAATCCAAGTTCTTTTGTAATGACGCTAGATAGCCAGACATATTCTGGCGCTCAGTTTACAGTACAGACTATGATACTCCCAGATGTAACTGTGGAAGGTGCACCAGTACCATTTAAATCTATTAATGTAGGGATGGCTGCAGATAAGATAACCTTTGGTCAATTAGAATTAAGTTATCTAATCGATGAGGATCTTTTAAATTATAAAGAGATCTTTGATTGGATGAAGGTTGGGGTAGAGACAAATCATCAACAAGCACTCATTGGTAATAACCACGTGAGAGATCTAACCCTCACTGTAATGAACTCTGCTAATAACGTAACTAAACAAATCAATTTTATCGATGCTTACCCGACAAGTCTTTCATCGTTACCATTTGATATCACAACAACCGATGTAGAATATCTTACTGCGGTTGTAACATTCGCCTATAGCTATTACGAATTTATTTAAGTAACACAGTGTACAATTGAACTAAACTATGATATAATATAACTATTATAGATATAACTAACATATTATGAATATTGAAGAAGTACTAAGCATGTGGAAGGAAGATTCCATAATAGATGATTTAAAATTAGATGACACTACCGTAAAGATGGCACGTGTCCATAGCAAATACCTTGAACTAATAACTATCGCTAAGATGCGTAGGAAGAAAAAAGACTTTGAGTATAAGACACTGCTTAAAGATAAATGGTTATATTATAACGGTAAGCTATCTAAACAACAAATCGATTCATTCAAATGGGACTATGATCCTTTCGGTGGTCTTAATAAACCTCTTAAAGGTGATATGAATTATTACTATGATGCTGATACAGATATCCAAGCTAAACAAGCAGCATTAGAATATGATAAGGTTCTAATAGAAACCCTAGAAGAAATAATGGGTACTATACGATGGAGACATCAGAATATTGGTAACATAATTAAATGGAGATCCTTTGAAGCAGGAGTTTAGCCGCAAGACGCTTGAGTTATTACTCGTACATTATAACAATATGAATAAAGACTTAAAGCC